CTACATTTCAAACTCTTTATGAGGTTCCAAGAGGAAAGAAAGCTGAGTGGGTTTTACTATACGTAACTAACACTTCAGGTTCTACTTCTAGTTTTTCTGTTAGATATTGGAATGATAAAGCTCAAACGTATGTAACACTATTTAACAATTACTCTCTGAACGCTAATGAGTTCTTTACAATCGGTGGTAACGTCAATGAGTTTATTGCCTTGGAAGAAGGTGATAGGGTTGAAGCATTAGATGGTAATGGTATGACCGCCATGGTGTCTATTATAGAGTATAACGATATAATTACAGGAGGCTAACTATGGGCTTGACATTTAGCTCTAGCAGTAAAAATAGTGATGGAAGCTATTCAGTCTCTTCAGGCACACAGACAAGTAGCAGCGGTGGGGCCACGTCTTACGGTGTCTCCATGCCTACTTTTACAACAGGCTCTAATGGCACTGTATACATAGGATCTACAGGAGGCTCCAATAGCTATGGAAGTAGTTCAGGCGGCATTAGTACTCCCTCCGCACAACTACCTGTCATACAAGTAAAAAACTATGTTGCAATGGACGGGTCAAAGTGGAAGACCCAATCTCAGGCTGATAAACGTGATGCGGCTATAAAGGCGCAACGAGCAGCAGAAGCGGAAGCTAGGAGAAAAGCAGAAGCGGAAGCTAGGAGAAAAGCAGAAGCGGAAGCTAGGAGAAAAGCAGAAGCGGAAGCCTTTAACAGAGACTGGAGAACAGCGGTAAGCGAAGAAGCTGCTCTAGAGGCAATGTATGACTGGGCTGGTAACAACTCTTCGTTTGTCTCAGGAAACATGAGTTCCGGCATAGGCTACAAGTTTGTAGACCCTGTATCAGGCAAAACTAAAACAGTTTCATCCCTAGACGCACTAGAGAATCTTTATGCTGGTGTAGATACCAGCGTAGAAAATTACCTAATGGACGTAGCAGCGTCCGTAGGCTACAACTTTGAGGATGACGGTCTAGCTCAGTTACGTGATAAAGCGTTGTCAATGTACGGCTCTGGTACTTCTCGTACTGACATCAACGACTACTTCCAAGGGCTTGCTAAGGATTATAAAGCCTTTGTAGACCAAGAAGCCGCTGCTCAGGAGGCTCTTGCTGCCTTAGATGATCTTAGAAATGTAGGTTCAGGCTCTATTGTCACAGGCGATAAAGCATTAGGTTCCTCTGGAGTCACACTCAAGTACACAGACCCCTACACAGGCCGAACAGAGACTACTAAGAGCATTGACGAATTCCTTGATATGGCAGAGTTTTCCCAAGATTGGGGCGATGCACTGTCAACAGATCAACGAGCTTTCAACTCAGCAGGTATTGGTGGTTCAGAAGTTGTTGGTGACAGGTCTTCGGGTATCAGATACGTATACACAGATCCTTTTACTAACGAGAAGACTACAGTAACAAACACTGAAGACCTTGGAGAACTTTACGCTGGTTCGTTGGCTGTCAAGCAGGATAAACAGACTACAAGACAAGAAGAGTCTGATGCCTTCATTGAGTCATTGTTTAATGATAACCGTGCTACTACAGTACAAGCAAACGATGGTGTAGTTGTTACGCAGACTCCTACGTCCAACCAAGACTCTAACACCTTTGTAAACGAGCTTGGACAGACGTACACAATGGAGGACGTTGAAGAACTAGGGACACGCTCTGGTGGCATGTTGACCATTGGTAACACAGCTAACCGAGTTGCGACTGAAGATGGTGGAACAGGTTATGTTATCGGATCGGGCAATAACGACCAGTTTAATCTGTCTGGTGATGGTGTAGGATACAATCTAGATCGCACAGCAGACGTTGCTAAAGGTATGTTGGCTCCTGCGAATACTTACGAAACTTCTACGCCTCAGCCAGTTGCTGAAGATCGTAGAGAGATGGTTCCCTTGGAAGAGAAACTTGGTCTTTGGACTGAGGACATTCTACCAGAAATTAAGTCAACGAACCCAGACGAGTTTGTGTCGTTCCCTACACCTTACAAGGCTCCTTCGACTATCATGGACGAAGCAATCGAATCAGGAGTAGGAATCACAGAAGGTCTCTTTAATAATGATATTTACAGTATTGACGACACTGAGAAGTTCCTAGACTCTTATGCTATGAGCCGCTTCGGTTACACGATTACTGATGAAGCTCAGGCTAAGTATGGTACAGGAATTGAAGGCTTTAATAACCTTGTAGGTGCTGGTGAAGCCGCTAAAGCTAAGGCACGTACTCTGTTCACTAAGGAGCCTGAACTTGCAATCACACCTGATGGTACTGTTGTAGCTACTGATAGCGGCTCTTTCCAGAACGTCATACTACAGATTGGCGCTGCATTTGGTAACAATGTTATCAGTCAGATCGCTGGTGGTTTTGTTGGTGATATGGTTTTTGGCGCTGTAGGTGGTCTTGAGGCTCCATTATACTCTGCATACACTACACGAGGTATTGTCTCGGGTATGCGTCCAATCGAGAACCAAGTCTACATAGACGAGAATGGGGAACAGTGGATTGAGCAGGTTGCTTTCGGTACTCGCACATTTATGACAGTTGATGAAGCACTTGAGAAGGCAGATACTTATAAGTACAAGGAAGAACTTAGTAACATCCAGTTTGGTACTATGGGTAACGGCTCAGTTACAACGTCCGATGACTCTACTACAGTGGCTGCACCAAACCCTGCAGACTTTAAAGATGGTGTAAACTCTCCAGCCTACAACGTAGCATTGTTTTTATACGAGAATCGAAATACTCCAGAACCTGAGTCTCCAAGCTGGCGTGACTACTATGACTCTGGACTTGCGACTAACTTTGTAGCTAACGCAGTAATGGCTGGTGTTCTTAACTCTGATCTAAACTCAACAGCTACCAAGGCAATCAGAGCAGCTACGGCAGTCTCCAAAGGCGCTGATCCGCTTTCTACAGTGGTTGATGTATATGGAAGTGATCTTGCAGAGGTACTACCTCCTGAACTTCAGAAGCCGACACAGCTAGGCGCTCGTGTTCTTCTTGGTGATTCCCTTGTCAATGCTGCCGCTGACATATACGGGCAGGAAGTGGTAGGGGACAGTCCAGCGGCTATCTCGGCACTTAAGGGTGCTGTAGCATACGACCAAGGAAAAGACCCTGCTGAGGTTGCAGGTATCATGGCTTACCATTACATTAAGAATGGTGGCGAGTTACCAGAGTTTGAATTCCCTGAGTTCCTGAAGAGTTCTGGTGACTTCGATTGGGAAGGTATCAACATCCCAGACATAGACCTTGGATTCATCGAAGATGGTGCTAAGGCTGCTTGGGACTTCGTTAAGGAATTAGTGCCTGACATGAACTTACCTGACCTTAGTTGGGACGGGGAAGAGTTTAAGTTACCTGAGTTTGAGGGAATAGACTTATCAGGACTTGGGGATGCTCTTAAGGGCACGATACAGGACGTAATGGATTGGGTGAATAATCTAGAATTTCCTGACATTCCTAATCCGTTTGAGGACGTTGAGATTCCTAATCCGTTTGAGGACGTTGAAATTAATAATCCGTTTGAGGACGTTGAAATTAATAATCCACTAGACGATATAGATCTTGACCTCCCTGACTTTGATCTACCTGATTTCAATTTCGGTGGTTCACGTAGGGGAACAGGCACTGACCTAGACGCTGTACTAACACAAATCCAAAATGACGAGTCTTCAGTGGACGAAGCTCTATTGTCACGATTAATACTAAACCGTAGGTTCACTTAATGACATACTTACAAATGGTAAACGCAGTGATGCGAAAGCTGCGAGAAGACGAAGCCAGTACCATTAACGAAACAGACTACTCACGCTTGCTTGGTGACTTTGTTAATGATGCTAAGAAGTACGTAGAGGACTCTTGGGATTGGTCAGTTCTTAGAGATACTTACACACTAAATACTGTAGAAGGTATTGACACATATACTCTTACAGGTCTTGACCCTCGCTGTGAAATCTTGTACGCAAACAATGAAAGCAATTTCTCACCAGTTAAGAAAGACTCACTACAGAACATTAAACGTAAGACACTTGGCACGGACACTGAAGGGTCAGCAATGACCTTTGCAGTGTCTGGTACTGATTCTAATAATAACTTAAAAGTCCGTATCTACCCAACACCAGACGTGGGTGAGCAAATTAGTTTTGAAGTAGTTAAGCGCACACCAGATCTAGAAGATGATGCAGATACTACCAAGCTGCCTAGTTCAGTTATTGTGCATTTCGCTTACAGCTATGCTCTGGTGGAACGAGGCGAAACAGGTGGTCAATCTGGCTCAGAACAGGCAATATTTGCCAAAGCAGCACTCACAGACGCAATCACCTTGGACGCTAGACTATTCTCCGATGAACTAATCTGGGAAACAGTATAATGGCCAAACAACTCCAAACTATAGCTATCCAAGCCCCTGGATTTTTCGGGTTGAACACTGAGGATAGCCCTACGTCACTGCCAGAGCAGTACGCACTAGATGCTACCAACTGTGTAATTGACAAGTTTGGTCGTGTAGGTGCTCGTAAAGGCTGGGAATATGTAACCACTACAAACGGTGACTCTATAGTTTCTATGGGCGAGTTTGTTAAGGAGGATGGGACTACTGAGCTAATCAGTACGTCCCCTACAGCCATCTATAAAGGCACAGAGACACTGACCAACATTACCCCCATAGGCTACACAGTCACTGATGGTTATTACTGTCACGCATCACTAAACGGCAAACACTATATGTTCCGTAAGGGTGTCAAGCCTCTAGTATACGATGGCACTTCTGCAATGACTATTGAAGACCATCCAGATTACTCAGGGACAGTTCCAGAAGCTAACGCAGCCTTATCCGCCTTTGGGCGCTTATGGGTCGCTAATACTTCTGGTGACTCCACGGTAGTTTATTGGTCTGACTTACTGACTGGCATGAAGTGGGACACAGGATCTTCGGGATTTATTGATGTCTCCAAGGTATGGGCTGATGGTACAGACACTATTACAGCACTAGCGTCACACAACAACTTCTTGATTATCTTTGGTACTCGGCAGATTCTCATATACCAAGGCGCTACCGATCCAGCTACTATGTCTATTGCAGATACCATAGTAGGTATTGGATGTGTCGCTAGGGACTCCGTACAGGCTACTGGTAAGGATTTGCTGTTCTTAAGTGACTCGGGCATACGTACACTGTCACGGACTGTACAAGAGAAATCTGCGCCTATAGCAGACGTATCCAAGAATGTACGTTCAGCACTATTAGGCTCTTACGGGGCTGAGTTGGGGCATATTATTAGTGCATACAGTCCTGAAGAGGCTATGTATCTAATCACATTCCCTACTTCTGGGACTACGTACTACTTCGATACTCGGACACCTTTGCAGGACGGGAGCTACCGATCAGCGAGATGGACTATCATTACTCCGCAGTGCTACACACGTACTCGTGATGGTGATTTGCTTCTAGGTAAACCGTCAGGCATTGCAGAGTATCGGAACTACAAAGATAACGGACTTGAATATCAATTAAGTTACTTCACCAACTACTTTGACTTTGGGGCTCCAAGTAACTTGAAACTGTTGAAGAACCTAAAGATTACCGTAATCGGTGGCTCGGCTACAGACGTAGTTCTCAACTGGGGTTATGACTACAGTTACGCATATAAGAAAAAGACGTTTACGTTGACTACTCAGGTCATATCGGAATACAATATAGCAGAATACAACGAAGGTGAGTTTAACGCAGGTATTCTAGTAAACAGACCAACAGTAAACGCAAGCGGAGGCGGTCAGGTGGTGCAGCTAGGTATTGAAGCAACCATCTTCGGAGCGCCTTTGTCAATACAGAGGCTAACAGCACAAGCAGTCGTAGGAAGGACAGTATGAGTAATTACGCTAAGGCTACTAATTTTACCGTAAAGGACACCTTGGAATCTGGCAATCCCGCCAAGATCATCAAAGGTGGTGAGATAGACACTGAACTGGATAACATTCAGACGGCAGTGAACAGTAAAGCAGATAAGAACTCCCCATCATTCTCTGGGAGTATCACAGCAGACAACCTAACCGTTACAGGTGTGTTGACTGCGGCAGTAATTGATGGAGGATCGTTTTAATGGATTTAAGCGCACTCGGTAATATGTTCGGCACTGCAGCAGCCGCTTATCTACCCTACGAAGCTGCACAAGACACTATAGACGATCTAAAAACTTCTGGCCCAGCCATGATGACCGCAGCGACTGAGCTTGGTCAGACTGCGGCAGACAAGGCAGCATTTACGCCCTTCTCAGTCCGTACAGCTTCTGGCGGCAGTGTCAATGTAGGTGCTGGAGGCGGCTACGACATGTCCCTCAGCGATGCTGAGAAGGCCATGATGCAGTACCAATCAGATCAAATGTCAACAATTGCTGGTCAGGAATTACCTACTGCACAGGGCTTGTTTGAGCAACTACAGGCTGCACAGGCAGGTCAGAATGAACGTACCCGTTTGGAAATGGAGAACCGTCTAGCAGCGCAGGGACGCTTAGGTGTCGGCACTGCGATGTACGGGGGAACTCCTGAGCAGCTTGCGATGGAAAAAGCAATGCAGGAGCAAATGGCTTCTAACATGCTCTCAGCACAGCAGCTTGCGCCACAGCTACAGCAGCAGCAAATAGCTAACATGGGAGGTCTGATGGCTAACTACTACAACCCACAGAATCAGGCTATAGCGGCTATGTCACCAGCAACCAACCTTGCCAACATTGCTACTAGCGCAGGTCTTGGTCAGTCTGAAGCTATCTACAAAGGCGGTATAGAAGGTCTAGAGTCGCAACAGGCAGCTAAAACAGCTATTGCAAACCTTGAGGCATCACGTGTAAATGCACTCTCTGATGCTCTTACAGGACTGTTTAGCGGTACTGGCGAGTTTGGTACGGGTGCGTCTCCGCTTGAGAGACTTCTAACTAGCTTCGTAGGGAAATAAGAATGACTACCTCAAATCAAGGGCTTTTTAGCCTTTTTAAAACGCCCGACCAAGTCCGTCAAGAACAAGTCGCTAAGCTTCAACAGATGGGCCAGCAAAACTCAAACATGCTTTTGAACACACGTACCCGCTCTGGTCTAGCGTCAGGACTACTGGCACAGGGCGCTGCAGCAGCACAGTATATGCCACAGGCAGCAGATCGTTTTGCACGAGGCATGATAGGCGCTGCAGGTGACCTAGCGGGTGCCCTCGGTAATGAAGAGGCTAAGGAGGCTCTGAAGCAAGGTGCTATGACTCCTGAAGAACGTCAGGCCCGTAGTCAGCAAGAATCACTATCTAAGATTGCTGGCTCTAAAGACCCCGCAGCATTAGAGGCGTATGCTCAGAAGATTGCACAGAGTAACCCTAGAGCTGCGGAGGCTATTATGGCTAAAGCCGCTCAGCTACGTCAGGCTGCTTTAGATCAGCGCATGGCTTCGGCTAAAGAGCAAGAAATCATTGCTAACACTGCAAAGACCATAGCAGAAACACGTGGCA